ACAATGCCGGTATGACTTACATTGATTCTATTGTTTTCTTCTGTGAGAAGAATAGTATTGATATTGAGTCTGTTCCCAAACTTATCTCAAAACCTCTGAAGGAAAAGATTAAATGTGAGGCGATTGAATTGAACTTCCTAAAGAGAACCTCCCATGCAAAACTTCCAATTTGAACAACTAGAAAAGGCTCCTATCTTCTGGACCAAACTACCTAGCCCTATTGTAAAAGAGATTAGTGTATGGGAACGTGAGTGCAAGAAGGTCAAGAATCATCCACTGGCTGACCTGAAAGCCCATGTGAATGTTGGATATGACCCCTCTCAAAACAAGGAGTTCAATTCATATCAGTGTGGTATTCCTCCTCGTCTGATTGATGAATCATATTGGTTGGCATATACCGTCAGACTGTGTGCAGAAGTCTTTGGTGGTGATAATAGACAATATTTTTTGAGGAGATACCTGGGACACTTTGATTGTTATGACATCTGGGCAAACTTTGCGTACAGAGGTAATGAAAATCCCACACACAATCATGCAGGACATATCTCTGGTGTGATCTATCATAAGAATCACAAACATCCTACCTTCTTTCCCGAACATGACACACAATACGAGGGAACTAATGGTACAATGATTATATTTCCAAGTAATGTTCTACATTATGTTGAACCACAGAAGTCTGGAAAAGAAAGAATTACATTCGCATTCAATTTATTTCGTCAATGATACCTAAAGTGCAACCCTTCGATGTTTATAAGTCCTATCTGGGATTAAAAAATCACTTCACCAAAAAAACATATGACTACCACAAGTATGGTGGTAAGTCTCGGGCATCTGTTCAGTCGTTCTATAAACGAAAGGACAGATTTTTCTTTGAGAAATTGTCTAGACAGAAGGATGATAGTGAGGTTGTAGAATACTTCGTTGCAAACTTTGTCTCCTGTGATGACCCTCAGGCTCTCTGGATTGGTCAGATTATGAAAGAAGGAGAGGAGAATTACTCTGACTGGAAGAGAAAGAATCAATCAATGTCTTATGTTTTCAAGAATGAAGTCAGTGATTTGTTTGATATGAAAAAGTTTGATGATGTGTTCTTCATTGATGGAACTAGACATCCTCTTATTGTAAAGGAACACCTAGCAAACAATGTGTCACTAGAAACACTCATCATTCTGGATAGAATTTTGGGATTTAAAAAGAACTTTGATAAGAAACTGAAAGATCCTGTTTGGGAATTTCTGTCAATGAGGATTGACAAATACAGTCCTTTCATACATACTGATATATTCTCATACAAACGTATTTTAAAACAGGTAATAGGAGTCTAATGAGTAGTTTCTTTGATTCAGAATTAGTTCAAAAAGAGATGAAGAACATTACTAAACTTCAAGATGAAGTTTATACAAAGGTCTTTGAATTTCCTTCAATGACTAAACAAGATAAACTTGACCATGTTGAAAAATTAAGTTCTCTTTTAGAGAAACAACAGATTCTTTACACACGTTTGAAATTATCTGATGATCCAGAGGCCAAGAAAATGAGAGAAGAAATACTTAAGAATGCCACTACCTTAGGTTTCTCACAGGATGTAGATATTACTTACATTTTCTCAAACATAACCAAGGTTCTTGGTCAGATGAAAAAAGCAATCCTTGACAACCCCTGACTAAAGGGTTATAATTACGGGGTACCCAGTTACCCCAACCAAATCTGGGACACAGACCAAATACATTCAATACATTCAAATATGTCGTTTTCAAATCTAAAAAAGAGCTCCTCTCTGGGAAACCTGACACAGAAACTTATCCAACAAGTCGAAAAGGATAACAAGGGTTCAGGTGGAGGAGCAGACGAAAGGCTCTGGAAGCCTGTAATGGATAAGTCCGGTAATGGTTATGCCGTTATTCGTTTCCTGCCTGCTCCCAATGGAGAAGATCTTCCTTGGGTAAAAACATTCTCCCATGCTTTCCAGGGCCCTGGTGGATGGTACATTGAAAATTCTCTGACCACTATTGGTCAACAGGATCCTATCGGTGAACTAAACCGTGAACTGTGGAACACTGGTAATGAGAGTGATAAAGATACTGTTCGTAAACAAAAGCGTAAACTGTCTTACTATGCAAACATCTATGTCGTAAAAGATCCTGCCAATCCTCAAAACGAGGGTGGAGTATTCCTTTATAAGTTTGGTAAGAAGATCTTTGACAAGATCATGGATGCAATGCAACCTGAGTATGAGGATGAGACTCCTATCAATCCCTTTGACTTCTGGCAAGGCGCTAACTTCAAATTGAAACTGGCAAAAGTTGCTGGTTATTGGAACTATGATAAGTCTGAGTTCGCTGCAACATCTGCTCTTTTGGATGACGATGACGCATTGGAAGCAATCTGGAACAAGGAGTATTCGCTCCAAGAACTGGTTGCTCCTGACAAATTCAAGTCCTATGATGAACTGAAGAAGCGTCTTGACTATGTTCTTGGTAACAAGAAGGCTAAGGCCGTTGAAGCAGAAGAGACTGAGTATGATAGTTATTCTTCTACTGAACAAAGTCGTGTCAGTGAAGAAGATGCTTTGAAGAAACTGGAACAACAAATTATCCAGTCCAATTCTACACCTCAGACTTCAACTAATGATGATGAGGATGATGCCATGAGCTATTTTTCCAAATTGGCTGATATGTAATACCAAAATCGGCAATTGAATCCAAAAAAGGGCCTTTAATTTTTCCCAGGAAAAATTGGGCCCTTTACTTTTTTTTATTGGAACAATCTAATGTTCTCTCCTCTTACCAGTCTCTTATCGACGTATTGACTACTACCTTTTTTGTAAATCATTGACCCCCTAAGGTCATTTTCAATAATATTGACATATTCCTCTTTTAGAAGAAAAATGTTTCTCTTTTCATTGTCTCTTTTTACTTCATAATCATAATTTGTAAATTCTTGAGTAATACCAGTCTTTGTCAGTTCAATTCCTAACTTGGTATCATAATAGGTAATACTAAAGTCTTTATCAACTTCAAGACCTTTTGGAACTATAACAAACTGTGATTGATCTTTTACTTCAATAGTCTCATAATGATGAATTGCGAAGAGATTTTGTTGTGTGACGTATTTTGTATCTAAGTAGTTTTCAAATGACTTTTGAGATAGTGGCCATTCGTCTTGAAAGTGAATTACATTGTTACAAAGAAGAACTAACCAATCATAGTATTGAGAACCATAATATTTGTATGCAACATTATCTGGTCTATCATCACCAACTATAGAGTATTTTGTAAAATATGATAAATCTGTAAATATGTCTTCACGAAGAACACCTCTCCTAAAGAGGTTTTTGGTTTGAATATATGCAGATATAGTCTTATTATCTTTGAGCCTATTGACATACTCAAAGTTAGGAACATATCTAAAGTATGGTGTTGCCATTTTTAGTAACCTGTTTTGTGATCGTCATTCGTATAATCAATATCGTAAATTGGTTCAAGTTCACTAAAATTCAGAGTAAGTGTAGTTTGAACCATAGAACCATCAGTATATGTCATATATGTGTTCCCTGGTGTATAATTCACACTAACGTTAGTAAGAGCACAAGGTTTAATTTTATTTAAGTATGGATGAGTGTTGCCGTCGGCAGTATCACTACCATCCCCACTATATATGTACTCTAACTGAAATATTTTTGGTGTTTTGAGGAAGATACTTCCAGCTTTTTTAATAACTGGGGAAGAGTGCATTTTTAATAATCTAATAATTTGTCTAACCTGTTTTGCCTCTTTTTCAAATCTTGGTGCAAAATTAAATTGGAACCCAAATGATCTCAATTTTGGACCACTGAAGAGAAGTTCCATATTTGGGTTGATTGTGAGACCACTTGTTCGTGTGGCAAAAGATGTGTTTCCAATAACATATCCTGCAAGAAGTGCTGCAACACCACCTTTCTGATCTTGTCCCTCCTTAAGAAATCCTTTGGCAGTTCCAAGACTATTTCTTAAACTGTCCGCTGCTGCTTTTATTTTATCTTCAAATTCAGCTTCAGAAACACTCTTCAGTAAATTACCAACACTAGCTGTCAATGCCAACTCAATTGAATTTCCATTACTTTCTCCCCAACTTACACCATTTTGTGTTCCTAAACCATTTGTCATTGGAAGAATAATCGTTCCAAGACTTCCTTTTGTCTCTTTATATCTAGATACTGCGCGTTCATTAAATATAATTTTACCCTCATTTTTCTTGTCAATTTCACCAGTAGTCTTATCAAAAGTATCAGGATTAATAGAACTCACCCAGTCTTGGATACTTATTTTAATGTAATCATAGGTAATACCAGTAATATCTTCAACAACATCTAAGTTGGCAAGAGGATACCTTAAATTTACACTTTCAATTTTAGGTTTCGGTGTTGGTGTAGGTATATCTTTTGAATCATCTACTGCTTCAGCGGTAGTACCTCCAGTTATCTTCTGACCGTTAGCCGTTGAAGGGGATTCGACATTTTCTGGCCCGGTTTCTGCTTGATCGTCTTTTACCGTGACTGGTGGTGTTACTGCTTGTGTAGTCTGTTCTCCTTCACTATTGACTGTTAGTCCATTTTTTGGATTAGTAATACCTGGCGTATTTTGGTCAAAAAATCTTTGATTTGCGGTTGCATAGTCTACAGGACTGTCAAAATTTTCGGCATTATTTAATACATTAGCCCTAACATTATTAAAATCTTTATAATCCTTTAAATAGAATGCTCTCTCAACTTCCTCAACAGAACTTTTAGTGCCATTTTTTTTATTATATATATCTGTAAAACTCTGAGGATTATTTATTTTCCAATCATTACTTTTACCATCGCTGGATGCTAAAAAACTATCACCTCCAAGAAATTCTGTTCCTACTCCATAGACTTCTATTCTCCCAGTTTCGGTGTTTACTCTTGTTTCTGTGGTGATACCATTCCAAAGTCTATTTTGTTTAATTATTGCCATTAACTGTGGTTCATCCAGTTTAGTTATTTATCCTAAATTTTTGATAAGGTATAGACCTCATATCCTGTAATTCATTTGGATATACGACAAGTAGGTCATTATTTGCGACTTCTTGCCAGGTATAGTTTCTAAAATCTCCCCAATGGTAGTTAATACCTTTAAATCCCCACTTATAAACACCGACACATGCAATTAAAGGAAACTCATCGTATTTAATTCTTGGTGTCTTTGGTTGATATATGAATGTGTAGTATTTACCAACTTCTGGAACCAAATCTTTGGTTGTCAATATTTGCATTATTTCCAGAAACATATCATCTGGACCACCAGAAGTTCTGATCTTATCGACGAGGTTTTCTACTCTTTGTGTGTCGCTTGCCAGATAATCTTCTTGTTCCATTAGTTTTAATGCCCAACTCTATTTCCGTAATGATCTTAAATTCACAACCATTATCTAACGCAAATTCACGAGCCGCATTCCACTTTGCTTCATTGACAGCATAAGTGATACTCTCCATAATAAAAGATTTTGTCTCCCTTTGAGGTTTTGAAGGAGGCACACATTGTTTTGCAGGTTTCACCTCTACTATGTATTTTTTCGTCTTACCATCTTTGGTCTCTACTTCTACCAAACCATCAGGATAATATCTATGAACTCTATTATCCTTTGGTGAAACATAAGGAATACTAAACTCTTCTGATGCCCACTTTGTAACACTCTCTCTTCTATCACACCATCGAAAAAATTCTAATTCCCAACTACTTCTGTAAATTATATTATTGACATCACCCATATACTTTTTAGGGTTTTGGGGATGGAATCTCCCTTGATGAAATTTACTCATCCCTTATACATAGTATATAATAGTCAAGTGTATTTATAGATGGCTGGTGCATTACCTAATGGTGTAAGAACGTCAGACCTAAAGAGTAGGATAATGCATCTTGCTCAAACTTCTGTATATCAAATTAAATTAAGTCCTCCACCAGAGGTGATAGGACTCATGAACACAAGAGGTTTTAATTTTAATCTAGACTCACCGAATATTGAACTCCTATGTAATTCTGTAAGTCTTCCAGGTACAAGTCTTCAAACGGCAGAAGTGATTAATAATTATGCTGGTGTAACAGAAAAGATGGTAAATCGTCGCTCTTTTGACACCACCATGACGATGACATTTTATGTTGATAGAAACTATAAAGTGATTGATTTCTTTGAAAGTTGGATGGATTGGATTTCTAATCAAACAGACACTAGTGCATATAAGACAGAATATGCATCTTATAGAATGAATTATCCGGTCACATATAGAGGGCAGGTATTTATTAGTAAGTTTGAAAAAGATGGCTATGGAACTGCAAATAGTTATACTTTAGTTGGCGCATATCCAATATCAATTAACTCCACACCTCTTTCATATTCCGCCAGTCAAATTATGGAATATACTGTGAACTTCACATTCTTGAGATATACTAGAGAAAAACTAAGGTGGAGACAGAGTTCAAATTCATTATTGAATAATGCTAGTAGAGTAACTTCAGAAGTTCTTGCTGCATTTAATAGTACCCCAAATCTTACCAGAGCTTTGGGTGATGATGGAAGTACAACACCTGGAAC